TAATGCTGTAAACGATGCGGTAACTAAATCATTAGGTTATTTGATGGTTACTGTAGACCCAGATGCTGATAATGGTATGGGAGAAGTAGTTTTAAAACAACCAGACCCTTTTGATATTTATGTAGATAATAAATCAAGAGATATATTATTTAGAGATGCTGCTTATATTTTAATCCGCAAAATACTACCTAAAGGACACCTAGTCCAACTGTTCCCTGACAGCAAAAGAAAAATTATGGCAGCATCATCTAATGAAAATGAATATGAGAACTACACAGAGAAAACAACAGATTTAGAACAAAAAGATTTTGGCTATAAAGATATGAGTGAAAACAATTCTATATATAGCGAAAAAGAAAATGAGCTTATAGAGTTTTTTGAAATGTATGAAAAAGAAAAAGCTCCATATGTTAATTTATTTTATATGGTTCCACCTGATGAAAGAAAAATTGCTGAAATACAAGAAGAAGCTAAAGTAATTGTTCAGAAAAAACAAATGGAAATGGAAGTTAAGTTAAAAGAAACTATGTTGCAAATGCAACAGTCTGTTCAAGACGGTAAAATGCTTCCTGAAAGAATGCAATTAGAAATTCAAAAAGAACAAGAAATGATGCAAAAGCAAATAGAGTCTATCGCTGTTGAAGTAAGGCATCAATTACAAGAAGAAGCTTCTAAAGTTGATAATAAAGTTATTACTAAAGAAGAATACAATATATTTTTAAAAGACGAAGAATTTAAAAAGAGAATAGTAGAAGCAATTGATTTTAATAAAACTGTAATTAAATTATGTTGCGTTGTAGGTGATAAAACGTTGTATGTCAAGCACTTACCTGTATCTGAGTACCCTATTGTTCCTTTGCATTATAAATGGACAGGGACTCCATTCCCTATGTCAGCTGTTTCTCCACTAATAGGAAAACAAAGAGAAATTAATAAAGCTCACCAACTTATGATACACAATGCATCATTAGGTAGTAGTCTTAGATGGGTATATGAAGAAGGAAGTGTTGACACAGATTATTGGGAACAATATTCATCAGCACCTGGAGCATTACTTCCATTAAGACAAGGCTATAATCCTCCAACTCCTGTTCAACCATTTCAGTTAAATAACGCATTTTTTAGTTTAACTCAAACTGGAAAACAAGATATGGAATACTTAGCTGGTATATTTTCTTCTCAAATGGGAGATACAGGTCAAAGTAAAGATATGCCTTACAAAGGTATGTTAGCTATGGATGAATATGGAACTAGAAGAATTAAATATTGGATGAAACATTGTATTGAACCTGCATTAAAACAATTAGGTCATATTGTAAAAGAATATTCACAATCTATATATACAGCTCACAAAACATTTAGAATAGTACAACCAAATGCTATACAAGAAGATAAACAAGTAGAAATTAATGTTCCTATGTATAACGACTTAGGAGAAGCTATAGGAAAATGGAAAGATTATGCTTCTGCTAAATTTGATGTTAAAATAGTAGCTGGCTCTACACTTCCTATTAATAGATGGGCTTATTTAGCTGAGCTAAAAGAGCTTATGGGTCTTGGTGTTGTAGATGATATTGCAGTATTAGCAGAAACAGATATTAAAAATAAAGAAAGTATTGTTAAACGTAAGAGTTTATATTCACAACTTAAAAATCAAATATCAAATAAAGATGAAGAGATTAAAGAAAAAACTGGAACTATTGAAACTCTTACTAGACAACTTGTTCAAGCAGGTATTAAAAATAAAATTATGCAAGGAGATGTTGAGGTTAACAAAAGAACTCATGATGCTAAATCAAGCATTTATAAAGAGGAACTTGAAAGTAAAGCTCAGATGAAGCATATGCGTAAAGAAATAGATAAAGAAAAACAAATATCTGATGAACAAAAAAATAAAAGTTTGGAAGAAACAAATATTTAAATATATATTACGTTCATAATATAGGAGAAAAATAACTATGAATAATGAAGAAAACGCACAAGGTAACCCAAAAGCAGTAGACGATAGTGTTTTTGGCTCCGAAAGTGATGATTTCTTTTCTGCTCTTGAAGAAAACGTTAATGGTTTAGTTCAAGAGACTGAAAAGCCTGAAACACAAGACACGGTAACCTCTGATAATCAGAGCTCCAATGTTGAATCTAAGGCATCGGTATCACAAGGTTCAGAAGAAACTGAGTTAGATAGTCTGAAAAAAAGATATAGTGATTCCAGTCGTGAAGCACAGAATTTGAGAGCCCAACTTAATGAGTTGAAACCTTTCGTTCCAGTGTTAGATGCGATGAAAAACGATAATGGTTTAGTAAATCATGTTCGTGATTACTTAAGTAACGGAGGGGAAGTTAATAAAGACATGAAAGAGCAATTAAAGCTTGATGAAGACTTTGTTTTTGACCCTGATGATATGATTAGTAATCCTGACTCTGATTCTCGTAAAGTTTTTGAAGGTATGGTAAATAATATTGTAAATAAAAAAACTAACGAGCTAGTATCTCAACAGAATCAACAAGCTGAACAAGTTAAAAAAAGTGAATCTGTTAAAAAACAAGCTAATGATTTTATGCAAAAACATGGAATGACTCAAGAGGAATTTCAAGCGTTTGCTACAGAAGCTCAATCTAGAATTAGTGAAAGAGGCATAACTTTTGATGATATGTACGCAATGGTAAATCAAAACAAAGTTAATGCTAATGTTGCTAATGCTACTAAAAAAGATATGATTAATCAGATGAAAAATGTTCGTGACAT